CACTCAACATACTTGTTAATTCAGCTTCAGCATCAACACTATGATAAGCATTAAGATCTTGAGCAAGCTCAGGAGACCATACGGCTTTCAATTTACGTGTCTTAGCAACAATCGGTAAAGACCGAAGTTCTAAATTGACTTCAGGAATACCTAATGTATCAGTAGTCGCATCACCAGTTCTATCTTCAAAGTCACCTCTGTTAGTAGCATTAGGTTCTTGTGAGTAATCTACTGTCCATGAACCAGATGCTGTATTTGCATCAGATGCAGATACAATTAACTGTACATTAGTACCAACAATTTTTGTAAATTGTTGTAATACATACGAGTCTGAAGTAGCATCAGTAAAGTTCCAAGACCTAACTGATTTCTTATCAGGACGTACTAATGTAGCCAAAGGTATAGAGACTTTATAGAATTCATCACCCGAACCCAAGGATGATGATATTTCTGAATTAAAGTCAATATCTGAAAAGGATGCTGCCACACCGACTCCAGAAGCTAGTCCAGCTGAAGATGTTTGATTTGATGAATAGCCATAACGACCAGCTCCATAAAATCCACTATCTTCACCGTAAGGACCAGTTGATCCAGATGGGGAGTTAGGACCTGTATTACCATGAATAGATGCATCTGCTGAAAATTTACCAGCTGCAGTTCCATACTTGAAATCAAGATAGAATACAAGACCGGAAGGTAAATTCATTGGTTGAACAGAAACTAATTCCTGTGCAACAATGTTACCAAATACTCTTCGTACCAAAGGTAGAGCAACTCCTGACCATTCTTCATCACCTACACCAGCACCAGCTGATGGGGATGTAGCAGAATTCTCAGATATTAATTGACGAGCCTGGTTTTCAAGCAATACAGCCATACCAGATTTTTGCCAATCGTTATCCATGCCTTCTAAAAGGCCAGATTTACTCCATTTTGTTACGAGTTTTTGTGATTCTTCTTTCTGCTTCCTCATAGGGGAAGGGTCGAGAAGTGTGTTTATATCACTCATTTTCGTTCTCCAAAATTAATTGTGATTAATCATTTAAGATGCCAGCAAGTTTCTTGAAACGGTCTGCGACTTGATTCTCTTCCGAGATAATCTTTGTCTTTGGTGCAGTTGTTCCAGCTTTTTTACTAGCAAATTCCTTAATTTCATTCTTTTTAACTGAACCGGTGTCACTATAAGATTCTGCCAAAGTAGAATAAACCAATTTGATTTCACGAGTTGTTTGAGCTCTATCAAAGGTCTCAACAATCTTCATCTTTTGGTTATTACTTAGGGCAAATTCTTTAAACAAACGATTTGTGTATAAAAGTTTTGCGTTAAGGATGTTAACTTCATGAAGCTTATCACGTAAATACGTAACTGCTTCCTTATATTCATTAAGCTCTGTTTGCATAGCATTAACAGATTCATGAACTTTAGTATCGTCATCAGATTCAGGTGTAGATTGTTCATCAACTTCTTTTTCATCTTCATCTTCATCTTCTTCTTCCGTAATATTAACTGTCTCTTCAACTGCTTCTTCTTCTAAATCTTCATCAGATTCATCGGATTCGGCAATTTCTAGTTCAAGTTCTTTAATTACAGCTTCAAGATCAAGTTCTTCGGAGTCATCGGCTTCTGCGTCATATTCCATTTCTTCTTCATCTTCTTCAGATACTACTGGGGCATACTTAACACCATCGATTTCAATGATTCCTTCTTCTTCCATTTCTGGTTCCATTTCTGGTTCAGATTCTTCATCTTCATCAGCAAAAGGATTAGGATCTTCATCACCTTCTTCTTCATAGCGAGCCATATCTTCAGCATCTTCCTCATCCTCATCTTTATCAGCAAAAGGATTTTCATCTTCTTCAATATCATCTTCAGCAAGTTTTGCTGATAACATTGATTTCAAATGCGGAGTAAAAGCTTCTTCTAAAGCCATCTTAGCGTTTTGTAGTGCCGTTTCACGAACTGCTTTTGCATCTGCAATAGCTTCTTTTAGTAAATCAGACATAATTGTCTCCATATATGTGTTATATTGGAATAAAGTTATTCTAAAACTTTAATAGGAATTTCTATTTTAGACACCATATAGACATGGTGTATTGAGG